AACCCGCCGCCGGGTTTGAATTGCATCGTGCCCAGGTCGAATTCTTGGAAGCTCGCCGCGAAGTCCTTGACGGCATCCCGGCCCTTCGACCCGAAGAACATGTTCTTGATCGCCACGCCCGCCTGAATCGCCGCGCTGGCGATGCCCATAATCCCGCTCGCCATGTCGGCGATGCCCGAGAGACTAAAGCCCTCCTTCTTCGCCGATTTGATGCCGTCGATCGCGGTCTTCGCGTTCGAGGCCGCGCTCACGATTCCGGAGAGATTCTGAATGACGGCGCCGATCGTGGTGCCGGAGACGGAGGCGAGCTGCGACATCGCGCCCGCGATCTGATCGAGCGCCTGCGTCCACGCCTGCGACACCTTCGGCGGGTCGTCCTTCATGTTCGCCGCCGCTTCGGCTTCGCTCTGCGCCAACTGCTGGAAGGCGTTCGACGAATCCTCTCCCACCGCGGCCGCGAACTGTTGAAACAGCACGGACCCTTCGCCGAACATCGTGCGATAGGCCGCGAGCGACTGCTCCTTCTCGTGCTCGATCTGCTCCACCCGGCGATCGTGGTCGGTCATCGACGCCTGGAGATTCTTCTCGCGCAGCGCGGTGAGCTGCTTGAACATCGCGTCCTGCGCGTTCACGCGGACGTCGGCTTCCTTCTGCGCGTCGCCCTGAATCTTGTCGATGCCCGACATCGTGAGCTCGTGCGCGGACTTCGCCATGTCCTTCTGGAGATCGGACCACGCCTTCGCGATGGCTTCCGAATTCTTCAGCTGGTCGGCGTAGTTCTGCACCGCCACACTGCTGACGTGCAGCGCGGTCGCGATCGTGCTCGCCGAGATGCCCTGCTTGAGCATCGCCGCCGAGCTCGCCTCCTGCGCCGCCGTCAGCGGGATCTGCGCCGCCGCGATCTCCTTCAACGCGTCCGCGTACTTCTTCGCCGCCGCTTCCTCTTCGGCAATTTGATCGGCGGTCTTCGCCTTCGGGCCCGCGGGCGCGTGCGGCGAGGGCAGCGAGACATCGGGCGCCTGAATCTCCGGCAGCTTCGTCGAGATGCCGCTGAGGAGCGGACCGGCGAGACTGGGCAGGGCGGCGGAGGCGGTGAACCGCAGGAAGTCGCCCCACGAGGCGGTCATGATCTTCGCCGCTTCGGGCGCCTTCGCGATGATGTTGCCGGTGGTGATGACGACCTGGTTGCTCAGGTTCTCCCACGCCTGCTGCGCCTTCTCCAAGTCCTTGATCGTCTGCGTGGACATCTTGTTCGCGGCGTTCGCCACGTCGCGGAACCCGTCGCGAATCGCCGGAAGGAGTTCCGCGCCCTTCTTGCCGAACATCTCGACGGCGATGCGGGACTGGTCCGCCGGGTTGGGCAGCTTCTGGATGGCGTCAGTGATCGCGAGGAATTGGTCCTCGGGCTTCATCGTGCTGAGCGTGGCGAAACTCAGGTGCAGCTTGTCCAGCGCCGCCACGGTGCCCTTGCCCGGTTCGGAGAGCTTCTCGTTCATCTTCTCCATCGCGCCGCCGACCGTGTCGATGTCGGCGCCGCCCTGGGCGGCGGCATAGGCGAAGCCCTGCACGGCGTCGGTCGAGATGGCGAGCTTGTCGGAGAGATCCTTGATGTGGGCGGCGGTGTCGAAGACCTTGCCCGCGAAGCTGACGACGGCGCCGACCGAGAACCCGATGCCGACGGCGCCGGCCAGGCTGCCCAGGGTGCCGATCATCTTGCCGACGGTGTCATCGACCGTCTTGGTCTTGTTCGCCGCCGCCTGCGTGGCCTTCTCCAGGTCGACCATCGCCTGCGGCGCGACTTTGCCGATCGCCGTGTACTTCGCGATCGCTTCGGTGAGTTGGGCGTTGAGGGCGGCCTGTTCCTTCTCGGTGAGCGCGGTCACGCCGCCGACGCGCTTGACCGCTTCGACCGCGAGCTCGGCCTGCTGGATGATCTTGCCGCCGCTGAACGAGTCGACCATGCGCTGCAGACGGCCTTCGGCTTTCGCCGCGCCCTTCTCCAGACTGTCCATCGACAGGTTGGCCTTCGTCACCGCCTCGTAGAACGAGGTGAAGTCCGCCTTGAAGACGCCAGTACTGCTCATGGGTCACCTGTCCTGCGCGGCCCCGCGCACGAGCTCGTCGACTAGGACGGCGTAGACATCTCGATCGAGGGCTGCGACCCATTCGTATCGCCAGTGGTAATAACGGGCGATGGCGAGATCGCTGACGACTTCATCTCGCCATCGTGGCCGTTTTTTTCCGCGAGCCGAATCGCGTCCATCGCCTTTTCGTGCTGCTCGATCGCGGTCAGAATCTCGGTGAAGACCGGCCCATCGAGCTTGCTCAGCACGCCCGCGACGTAGGGCTCCGGTTTCCCCATGATGTCGATCGGGTGGTCCTCCACGTCGGTGAGATTCCAGTCGAGCAGATAGGTCAGCACCTTGCTGGCGCCGACCATCAGCAGGTCGACCTTGTCGCGCCCGGCGTGATCCTCTTTCATCATCAGGCGCAGTTCGTTGCGTGTCTCGCCGGCCGTCAGCCACTTCTTCACGGTCAGGCGAAAGCCGTTCGGCGTGTCGAGGATCGTGGTCTCGGGGCGGCGCATTCCGATGGGCATGGGTCAGTGTCTCCTCTGAACGGGTGGTGGCGCGGGCGCGGGCGGGCGCATGAACTCCTGCGGCGGGCCCAGTTCGGCGAAGAAGCGGCGCTCGGTGACCGACACGCGCGTAATCGGCCAGCGCCATTCGCCCTGCTGAAACGGCGCGACGAACAGCAGGGGCGTCTGCGTGAGCGCGAAGGCGTCCGCCTGCGCGACGGTCGCCACCACCGACCACTGCTTCGCGGCCTGGTCGAAGGTGACAACGTAGCCGCGCAGCTCGGCGGCGACGAAGTATTGCCAGCGCACCGACGCGTGGACGCCGGTGATCTGGCGGGGTTCTCCCGCCATCTCACGGGGTGTGTGCGCGCGTCCAGGGCCCGGCGCCCACGAAGTTGCCGTCCAGGGTGACGGCGCCGGTGGCCGAGACATCGACCGACATCGAGATGTAGCCGAGTCCGGACCAGAAGAACAGCGGCTCCAGCACGGTCGGGACCAGCTCGAGCCACGCCGGGACCGCGCCGACCGCCACGTCGAACAGTGGACCGGACGTCGTCGAATCCCAGAACCCGCCGAGCGTGCCCTTGATGTCCGGCAGGCCCATCACGTACTGCTTGTTGGGATCCCCAAAGCAGGTGACTTCGACCGTGTCTCGCCCGAGATCCAGACTCCAGTGATTGACCGACGCCACCGCGACGGCGGTCGCCCCGCCGACGCCGGTCGGATCCATCTTGATCTGTCCCTGACTCCCGTGTAGTCGCATTGCCCTGCTCCCTTCAATCCAGCGGTTGCACCATCACTTCGTACCGCCCGCCCCGATGGAGCCAGCGGGTGTCGGTTGCCGCATCGGCATCGGTGGTGCGAATGCGCTCGATGCGTTTGATCTTCATCACGCCGTAGCCGTCGATCGCGAGCGAGTAGGCGTCCTGCAGCAGCGCGTGGATGCGCGCGGCCGCGGCGCGCGAGTTGCTGGCGCCGCTTGTCTCGAGCTCGATGCACTGCACCTGATACGTGAAGAGTTCCCACGCCTCTTCGTTGAACAGGTATTCATCGACGTGCATCAGCAGCGAGACGATGACGAACCGTTTCGACCCCGGCGGCGCCACGTCGTAATGGACGCCGTCCGGGCAGCGCGTCGTCAGTTCGGCATCCGCCGCGAGCAGCTGGATGATCGCCTCGTCCACCGCGCTGCTGTCGCTCATGCCGCCTCGTCGTGCTTCCAGGTGAAGGCATCGCCCGCCACCCGTTCGAGCATCGCCCGGAGCCGCGCGAACATCTGCCGACGGTGGCGCATGGCGATCGGCACGAACACGCGCCCAGGCGGGGCCACCTTCGGCACCGCGCCCCGGTTGTAGCCCATCGCCGTCTGCCGCGCGACGGTGCCCAGCTCGAACAGGTGCGAATGCCGCGCCTTGTTCTTCACGATCGCCACCACCCCGAAGGTGGCGATGTGTTTGACGACCGAGACGCCCGCCTTGAGGTTGCCGGTGACTTCGGGATAGGCCGCGACGATGTCGGCGGCGGCGTGATCGGCGGCACCCTCCACGATGGACTGCGCCTCGTGGGCGAAGGCTTCCGGCATGTTGCGCAGCGCCGCGCGCAGCTCGGCGAGCCCGTCAAAATAGAATTCCACCTTGTTCGCCATTCAGGTCACCACTTCGCTGCACGCCAGCACCATCTCCACGCCCGCTTCGTCGGGTGACGCCACGCCGCCGATGTTCAACGCGCGCCCGCCGAAGATCAGGCGGCACTGCGTGGTGACCTGCGGGTGGCGCGGCCCTTCCACGACGTGCGTGGCGATCGCGATGATCGCGGGGCTGAACAGGCGCTCCATCGTCTGCGCCGTCGCGGGCGCAATCGACACCCAGATCGCCGACGGCGTCAGGTCGCTCCACGTGGTCGTGTAGCCGCCTTCCCCATCCGGCGTCCGGATGGCGCTCTGCAGGAAGACGTGGTGCTGGCGTTTGGCAGTGCGCTGCATAGGTTCACGCGAGCGTCAGCAGACAGAGCGGCTGAATCAAGTCCTCGAATCCGAACGGCGTCTCGGCGACGATCGTGCCGACGATCGCCAGGTCGCGCCCGGCGGTGAGCAGGTGCACCGCGAGCAGCTGCACGACGTGCAGATAGAGCGGCGGCACCTGCGTCGGGTCGCCGAACCCGACAATCAGCTCGAACGTGTAGGGCCCCGCCACCGCAGGCGCGGCGGGGAAGGTCACCTTCGCCGGTCGGCTCGTGCTGTCGACCACGTACAGCGACGGGTCGATCGCCACGCCGTCCCCGCCCTTGATGCTCGTGACCGCCTGCAGGGGCGGCCAGGGCAACGCGACCGACCCAGAGGGCAGCGCGTCGATCTGCGCGAGGATCGTTTGCGTGGCGAGCGCGTAGCCGGTCCTGCGCTGCACGTACTCCGTCGCCGCCGCGATGTAGCCGGGCTCGAGCGCGGCCTCTTCGTTCCCCGGCACAATGCGCGCCGCCGCCTCCAGCTGCGCGGGCGTCAGCAGCGGCACCGCGGCGTCGTCGACCACGACAGACCAGGTCATCGTCGGATGCCCAGCCGCTTGCCGTGCTCACGCCGCTTGTAGGTCTTCGTCGTGAACGGGTCGAGCACCGGCGGGTCGGCGCGCGGCGCCCGGTCGAGCGCGCGCGGTCGTCGCAGCTTGACCGTGAGCGTCTGATCGCGGGTCTGCTGCGCGGCGTAGCTCTCGGGCGTGCAGCCCGTGTGCGGCGTGTCATCGACCGGGCAGGGCCCGGGATCGTGCCGCCCCAAAAAACAAAAGCTGTTACTCATCGTCACTCCGTGGCGGTCACCGTGAAGTTCACCGCGTTGGACACGAGGTAGTCGCCGGTGCGGACCGACACCGGGACCGGTCCGACGACGGCGCCCGCCATGCTGACCGGCGTCGTCAGTTCGGTCGCCGAGACGAACGTCGTGGGCACGTCGCCGCCGTTGCGCTGAATGACCGACCCGGCCGTGAATCCCGTCCCGATGACGTGCAGCGTGAAGGCCGCGGCGCCGAGCGCCGCCGTGGCGGGCGTCAGACTGCCGACGGTCGGCAGCGGCACGCCGAGGATGAACAGGTAGCCGACGCGCGGGTCGGGCGCGGCGGGCGTGACGCGAAAGAGATAGCCCGTGGTGTTCATGTCTACTCTCCGAATGGCGAGCGCGGCCTCCCGGCGACCGCGCCCGCCTGCTGAGGAGCTATTGCAGTCCTGTCACTTCGCCGAACGCGCCCGGGCGATACACCGCCAGGGCGAGCCGTTCCTCGGCGCGAATCGCCACGAGGTTCTTGATGAAGAAGTCCACGTGCGAATTGCTCGCCTCCACGCGAATGCCGCCCTTGCGGAAGATCTGCGCGGCGGTCTTGAAGGCGCCGACGAACCCGCTGCCGAGCAGCTGGTTGGGCGTGACCGCGACGGGGAGTCCCCACAAGGTCTGCGCCTGCAGCCCGCTGTCGAAGGGCCCGGCACCGATGTACTCGCCGGTGGAACTCTTGGCGAGCGCGGTCTTCGCCCAGTTGGTCGGGTTCATCACGATGCCGTCCGGCATCAGGAACGCCGACGTGTAGATGGCGAAGATCTGCGCGAGGATGGCGTCCGCGTTGGTCGCGGGGTCCACGCGCACGACATCCGCGGCGAGCCCGGCGCGCTTCGTGATGCCGAGCAGTTCGGGCGCCACGCCGGTCCCGTTGAGCAGTTCGTCGTCCTCTTCGATCTGGACGCCGAGCACCAGACGGGCGTTGATGTAGCTCGAAATCTGCGGCACGTCTTCGAGCATTTCTTCGGTGACCGGGAGCCAGTGCGCAATCTTGCGCACCGGGTCCTGCACCGCCACGAACGTGAGCGCCGATTCGGGCTTCGCCGCGCCCTCGAGGACGGCGTTCGCGGCGTTGGTGAACGCCGTCTCCTGCATGTAGCTGATTAGGTTCGACGTGGTCGTGCCGGGCGCGAACAGGTCAGCCACGACGAGCGGTCGGTTCGGCAGCTGCACGATGCCGGGGATGTACTGCGGCACGACGAGCGCCCCACCCGATGCCGGGTCTTCGGTCAGCGTGGTGGCGTGGAACCCCTGTCGAGGATCGGCGAGTTCGACGCTGGGCGATCGCCACGTGGACGACGACCGATGGAGCCCCTTGCGGAAGAACTCGTACTCAGGCGACGCGACGAACTGCTCGCCGAGACTCAGCACGCGCCCGCGCGTGCGCGCTGCCGCCGCCGCAGGGGTCAGCCCGCTGCCCACGCTC